GTCTACCGTTCTAGGGCGAGTTATATCCAAGAACCTTTTCGCTGTTTCAATTCTCGAGTCTGTCATTGTCTGCTGGGGCAAGTAAGGAAAGATCTGATCCGCAATGTTGGCTTCAGATAGTGCGAAAAAGATGCGAATCTCAAATACCAACATGCTGAACATGCGAGGAGCAAGCTTGAACTCTCGCTCTTTCGGATGTAGTGATACAATGAGCCAGTCGAAAGGAATCTGCCGGGTAGCTATAGCATGGATTATGGCTTTGATGTCGACCTGTTCTCTATTGATGAGCTCTATGAGAAGACGGCGGTGGGAAGTTTGTGGAATCTTATGGTTCCAGAATGATGCAATATTGGTCCGGTACATCGATATAGACTTGTCGTCTATCAGCTCTAAATAATTGGGCGACTCATCAAAATTTACAATCTTTCCGAATCTACAATGAGCCCAATCACTCAAAGGATAACTCGTCCGATGTAGCCGGTGAACCTGCTTGTTGCAAAGATCTCGAAGTCGAGTACCTTTTGCTGATGGATCAAACTTCAAGTCGGGCCATTTCCCTTCTTTCCGCACGTAGTTCTCGAGAATGCAGCGCTTGAACTCCCAATTGAGACGCTCGGCATCCCTATATTTCGTAGAGTCAGGTTTTTGAGCTTCTTCTGCAGACGAGATTCCTCCGACCAACGGGTCTATGAGCGGATGGCCTGATACTTTGAGCAGACCGAACAGTTCCACAACGGTCTGAACCTTGGTGCATTTCCGCAAGATGACGTCAAATTTATCTGCCATAGATTCCATCCCGTCCCTGAGAAATGGCTGCTCTTTGTCGCGTACGATCTGCACCATCCGCGGATATGGGCCATCATCGCCGAAGGTATTGTCAGTCATTTCTGACAGATACGTTTTTGCCAACGCCTCAGTGTTCTTTAGAATTTCGAAGCCTACGTTACCGTGCCTGGTGAGGCACTCCTCGTGCCACAGATACAAGGAGTCAACAGCTTCGAAAAGTTCAAGATTGGACGGATAGAACACGTCCATAGCAGTTGCTACTTGTGCGCGCGAGTACAGAACGTCCTTAACCATGAGCACCTGATCGTACGTGAGAAGGAGCTTCTGGTCAGTAGGCTTGAAGTGCAGGAACCACACATCTCTAGTGGCAACAACACTAGTATGATCGCCGAGGGCAATTTTAAGAACTGGTGGGGCTCGCTCAGCACTCACTTGCGCGTATTTTTCGATAAGACTGTCGAAGTAGCTCCACCTCGTATACCAAAACATCGAGTGCTCGGACACGGACTCGCGGACAGGAGCAAGCGAGACACCAGTCTTTTCCTTCATAGCGGCAGCTATGCTCTTACGAATATGAGCTGCGATTTCCCATGCCTCACTCACTTCATCCGTTAG